CAAAGGCCCAACATCATGTTGGATGCCTGCGGTGCTCATGGAGGTACCCTGACCATGCCTTTTATCTATCCTACTGATTCCATATCCATTCCCACAGGAGATTGGGGGAATCTTGGAACTATAGGACTAAAGACTTTTACTCAACTGAAACACGCCAATGGAGGTACTGACCCGATAGAAATACATACTATTATCTGGGCAACTGATGTTACCTTAATTGGCTCTACTTCCCAACCACCTGCAAATTTGGTGGCCCAATCTGGAAGTGAGTATACTGGCATGGTTTCCAGTAAGGCATTGATTATTGAAAAAATGGCTGGGATGCTAGAAAAAGCACCCTATATAGGACCATGGGCAATGGCCACGCAGACCCTTGCTGGACAAGTTGGCGCAGTAGCGCGAATGTTCGGCTTTAGCAGACCAATAGTCCCAGAACAACCTATGAGAATGATCCCGTCTATCTATCCAAATATAGCCAATTCCAATGTGCATGATACCGCCATGAAATTGACGCTAGATGTGAAACAAGAGAATACAGTAGATACTAGAGTCTTAGGATTAGCTGGTGAGGATGAAATGACTATTTCCTCAATAGCTAAGAGACAATCGTACCTCACTCAATTTGGATGGGGCCAAGCGAACGCCACGGATGCACGTTTATTTACTTGCAGGGTTACACCCTTCTTGTATAGCTTATCCGGTTATCCGTCGCCAGACAATTCGGCAATCGTTCAACAGGGGCTTGTCCCAACAGCCATGTGCTTTGCTGCGCTCCCTTTCAACCGGTGGCGAGGAACCATTAAATTCCGGTTTATGATCGTAGCAAGCCCTTACCATCGTGGAAGATTGATGGTGAGATTTGATCCAAGAGCGTTCGTTAGTCAAGAACTTAACATTAATGAAACGCTGATTGTTGATATAGAGGACACACATGATTTTGAGGTGTCCGTCGGATGGTCTCAGCCACAGGCATATTGTAATTCGCCTACGCTGACTAACGCAGGTAACGTGTTACCATTCGACACGACCGTGAGATTACTAGCAGATCCGCTAGCAAATGGTTTGATAGAAGTTTCTGTTCTTAGCCGATTAACATCTCCTAGTACAACAGTACCCAATGACATTCGTGTATTGGTATTCGTTTCAGCAGGGGATGATTTTGAGGTTTTGGGACCAGAAGATCACCATTTACAACGCGTGTCGTTCTTTCCACAATCGGGAATGGAAGAAATGAAGGACTGCGAAGACAGTCCAATTTGTGCCATGAAGAAGTATACATTGTCACCATCTCAGCCAGCGCGGCAGATACAAGCTATCTACGATGGAGACCCGATCACATCATTTCGACAAGTACTGAAACGTTACAATTACCACGATTGCTACACTTACAATATACTTGATTGGGCACATATCAAGATCACCACCTCAGATTTTCCTAGATACAGAGGTCGTGTGCAGAATGGGATCGATGCCACTCTCAGTAGTGCAACTCCCCCAGTAAGGATACCAATCAATGCTTGCCGAATGACGTTACTTAACTTTCTCACCCCTGCATTTACTTGTCGCACGGGCGGGATAAGGCACATGTACGTTTTCCCAAAAGGTTCCAACCCCACGTGGGGTGGACCACACACGGTCTCGCGAAATATGAGACCGCAAAATTTCTCGTCGTCATCGACGTCTCTGACTGCAAATGCAGATGGACCGTCTGGACACATCGCACTTAAAAGCCAAGTTTCGGAGGCTGAGACCTTAGGGTTGTCAGCAATGGCTAAAGTGGATGATAACCACGTGCTTGTCGTAGAGTTACCATATTCAGTTAATCGCAAATT